GCCGGATTAGTTATCCATCTTATACCGGTTGCTGTTTTAGATAGAACCTGACCAACAGTACCTATTCCTGCTGTATCATCTTGAATGTTTCCGGGGATTATTCTTGTTGAAGTTATGTTTCCGGTCAAAGAGATATTACCCGTAGCAACACTTCCTGCATTAAGAACAGCCTGAAGATTATCTATAGGAATGTTAATCCAATTTATGCTAGAAGTGCCTTTGCTTAGTATCTGAAAAGTAGTACCCTGACTACCGCTAGTGTCCTCAATATTTGTTGGCTTCATTACCGTTGAGGTAATGGTACCTGTCAATGTTATATTCTGAGTAGCCGTGTTTCCCGTATTAAGAACAGCCTGCAATGAAGCTGCGGGAAAGTTGGATGAGAATAAATCTAACAACTCCCCTAACGAAAAGTTCTTTGTCGCAAGAGGAGTTGGAGATGGAGGTGTTCTAGGTGCCTCAGTACCTATCAGCCTATCGCTTAGCTGTAAAGGCTCATCTGCCGATGGGTAATAGGATATCTTTGACATTATTTATTTTTATGTATTAAACAACAATTCTAAGCTCTCCCGTAGATGTCTTGTATATTGAATTTACGGAAAGACCACCTGAAATAGCAGCAGCATTATTAGCATAAGTAGGCAATGTTGCTCCTATTTTTGGAACAAAAGTTCCTGTACTCTCTATGAAGTCAATGAAATCTGAAATCTCAAAATTCTTTGTAAGTAAAGAGTTCTCAGCATCTGTGCCTAACAACTTATCTGATAAAGAGATATTCGTATCTTTTGGATAGCTACTAATAAAGGCCATGTTATTTTAGTTTAAAGTTAACAAGTATAATGTTTTGTCTAACAAAGCAAGCATCTCGTCCATAATGTTTTGAATCTCTGAAGGATAATTATTTCTTTCAGAATCAATAGTAGAACGAAGTTCTTTTAAATGATTCGTAGCATCTAATACTTTAGACTCAGGAATAACTATCTCTACTCTTTTGTTTCTACCAAAATATGCTTCAGCAAATTTATCTGTTAAATCAAGGATTCCATCATAGTAACCATTTAATGCTTTATGCTCTGCAAACGAAGTTGTTTGAAGGTGTGCGATGTGCATTGCATCTCTTGATTGGAACAAGGTTCCGATAAATTTTCCCGGTGTCATAGTTATTCTGTTTTTTTAGTTACCTCTCCTGTCTGAACATTGATAACAGCATCGGCTCCGTATTTTTCAATTAATAAATTTTCGTGAGCAGAAAATTGTAATTTCAACTCATCAATAACACGAAGAATATTGTGCTTTTGAAGCTCTACATCTCCGATTGCCATTTTTGCTTTGCTGAACTCAGCATTCAATTCTTGAATTTTTGTTAATTCTTCTTGTGTAACGTGTACGTTTGACATTTTTATTTAATTTAATTGTTATTCTACAAAGATATAAAATTTAAAATAATGTTCGATTGATTCGTTTGTAGGTGTAAAATCCTAACAGAACAAGCAATATGATTAAAAGCCACCACCAATCGTTGGCTTTTCTATCGACATTTTTCTTGAATGATTTTGCTGAGGTATCTTTTTTTACAGAGACTTTAATAGAGGCTTTCTCAGACACTTTTATTTTGGAAGTATCTACTAACTCCTTTTTTGTTTTTTTGTATCTCAGCTTGGCGTTTTTGTACGTTATTCCATTCACAACCATCGGTATTGTATCAAATACCGGACACACCTCTACCTCGTGAGTGTCTTCTGTAATTTTTATGTGATTATCTTGAGTAGATATTGTTTGATTGCTAGCGGAAACTGTGCTATCTGATTTGACTTTTACATCAACCTTGTCTACGTTTACTTTTTTAGCACCGCAGCTTGTCACAAAAATTGAGAATATTAGGGACAGAATAATTACCTTTTTCATTAGTCTTTTATTTGAAAGTGCATCCATTTTTTGTTTTTACTTTTTACTCTGTAATGTATTGTACTTGTCAATATGTTTAATTTTCTACTAGCTTCCGAGTATCCACTATATTCGATACCATTGCATATTATTCTTACACTTCTATTATGTTCTTCTCCAAATTTACCTTTAAATAAACTACTTATTGTTTTCTTTTTTAATCCTAATAAATAAGCGTGTTTACAATTCTCACTTTTTGTGCACCATTCTAAATTATCTAATTCATTATTTAATTTATTACCGTCTTTATGATTAACATTTTTTTTACCATCAACCAATGGCAAAAAACCAAAAGCGACAGCTCTATGAATAAAATATCCTTTATTTTTAATATTTAAAAAATAATAACCACTATTAGAAATAGTAGTTTTTAATATTTTATTAAAAGGACTTTTAACTTGCCCTTCAATATTTATTAAATAACCATTTGGCAAATACTCTGTTTGTATAAATTTTTCCATATACAAACATACAAAATTTTATATATGCTTATAGGTTATTTTTAATAATTTACAACTTATTGATTTTCAATTCTTTACCTGAAAGTGCATCCAATCAAAATTCTTTTCTACTCCTAAAGACTCAAATCCATGCTTGTAGAAAACATCAATCATTGGTTTGTACTCAGGTCTTGCAAATCGTGCAGTCTTTGATGTTTCTTTTAAAGTATTTCTTGCCGGATCCAAATCAACTGCTATTCCCCAAGAATGCATTGACCACGCAGACCCACCTCTCATTTTTCGGTAGTTGAAACAACCACCAAATAAATCAATACCTAACTCTCTAATTTTTTTATAACCGTACTCGGCTAATATATCTGTGAATACAGCTTTGAATTTATGAGCAACTAACTTATGACACATCATAGTAGTTACTGTAGTATCTGTATCCCAAGCAATGCGCATTGGGTAAGGAAGTTCAATCTTAACTAAATAACCAACCCCTGTTTCATTAGGGGTTCCGTATTTTTTTGTTATTTGTTGTGTCGTCATTATTTTATATCGTCCACATCGGACTTTAGTTCTTTAGCCCTGAGCAATGCTACTTTTAGCATCTTCCAAATATCAACTTTGAAAGTCTCCTCAATATTCTCTTTTATTGAAACTAGCTCGATAAAGATTAATAGGATACCGCATATTTTTGTAAACATAAAATCAACCCCAAACCACTTTACAATAAATTCGTTTAGGATGTATTTATCTATTACAAACAAAAACAAAACACAAACTTCATAAAGCACCATCTTCGATATTATATGGGATAACTTTTTACTTCTAATACTCTTCCAACCATTTAACCTTACGCTTTTAAATATACCTGTGAAAGTATCGAGAATAATTGCAGCTCCAACAGCTATTAATATCCCATAAATTGGAACAAAAAGAAGAAGCAAAGACGATGCTATGTAGTTCATGTATTTCATTATCTTCCCTGTCCTCTATACGCCTTAACGTAGTTCTTACTCGTTTTCAATGTACTTGTTTTGGTCTTAGAAGCAACGCCTGATTTCTTAGGCTTGCCTACATAGGAACTTTCTTGTTGTTTTACTTTTGCCATCTTACCAAAGAGCGTATAAATCTTGAAGAGTTGTATTACTTGTGACTTTCAATGCCTGTATTGGAATCAAACCAAATGAAGGTTCTGTAAAATAAAGCAAATCCCCTCCTATTGTTTCAAACTCAAGGTCTCTACCTGTCGCAGTTTGTCTTCCATTATAAAGAAGACATCCTTTATTACCCAATCCTGTTACTTGACCTGATTGATAAATTATATATTCGTCTCCAATACCCGCTATTGTAGCATTACACTCAATTTGCTTATCAGTAACAACTTTTGTTATTGTAGCCGCTGTTGATGCTGATATATTATACACAACATCTCCAACATTAACTTTAAATTCTCTTCCTCCTGATGCGTTATCTACGAAAAAAGATGCTGCGGCATCTGTTAATACAGTACCTCCTCCTCCTGAAGCTGTTACTGTACCTCTAACTAATTCAAAAGGCGTTGGAACGTAACAATTATCTGAAGGAATTACTTTTAGCGCTCTAGTCGCATTTAATATTATGTTTGACATAGTTTCTAGTTTTTATAAAATACTTTATTAATTAATAAGTCGGGATTATTTAAAGCCTCTTTTCTTTTAGCACAACCACATGACTCCCCTGTTGCTTCAGAAATTTTCTCTACAGCTGCCTCAATACCTGTTGCTGCTGTTATCTTTTGAATTGTGTCTCCTAGTCCTTTTGATTTCATTTTATTTTATTTTTAGAAATTTTACTAACATTTCCTTTTAAAAATTTCATCTTTCCATCAAGAGATTTCTTAGACTCGTATTGTTTAGCTTTTTCAATAATTTTTTTCATCTCACAAAGTTATTAAATTTTTGAAACTTTTCTGCCCATGCCAACTCTTGATTTTTCTGCCTTTTTAGCGGCTAATTTAGGTTTGCTGATTTCAGAGATTGTTTTTGGAGTCTTGGAAGATACTTTTACTTTTGGTCTGCAATACTCATTGCTTCCTCCTGCGCCACAAGCCTTTCCTGTTCTTGTATCAGTCCACTTCTCCTTCTCCCACCGCTTTAAAGATGTGCCTGCCTCTGTTTTTCTAACAGCACCCGACCCTTTTCTACATTTAGCAATAGCTTGGGAAGCTCTTGCCGATGGAAAAACGTCATACTGTGCTTTTACTTTTTTATAACAAGCATCTTTCATCTTAACCTATTTTCCTGATGCTTTAATCAAACGGTCTTCAACATTCGCTGCTCTTTTGAATATTCTGTCAGCTTTTCTTTCTCTTCCTTCGTCAACAGCCTTATTGCCTTTACTTACAAGTTTGGCTTCTCTTTTTTTAAGTCTTTCTACTTTTTTTTCATTTCCTTCGAAAAATGTAGGTGCTAATGGGAAATCTCTATTCATAGTCTTAATATTTTCCTTTACGGTTACTTGGGTTACTTGTGGTAGAACCTCCCGGTCCTGCCCATAGATTTTTACACGCCCAATATCTAGGCGTTAGTTTATCATTTGCTGTATCGCAACTATGTCTTGCTTTAAAACTTTTACGAGCAGCAGCACTATAGTTATTTCCATAGCCTTTTGCTCCAAAGTGCAGGAGTTTTTCCTGCCCATTGGAACATGCTTTTACCATCTTCTTCTTTCCCGGTCTATTAGACGGAACAGGACGGTTACATTGCATTTTTGACTTATCCACGGAATGCTCTTGTAGAGTGACCGGGAGCCTTAACTTCCGCAACGATTTCAGTTTCAAAAACAACTTTGGTAGGTTGTTTTGTAGCTACAGTTTCCTGAGTTGTTTCTTTTAAACCACTAACTACAGGAGTTTCTTCTACTTTCTTAGCCATCTTTTTTTATTTTAAAGATTAACAATAAGGGTTTTTCCCGCCCATACTTTTTCCTTTTTTAGCAACGTGCATTTTCTTAGAAGCGCTTCCGCCGTCAACTTTAATGTTCACGCTTTTGCTTTTTACCGAAGTGCTAGGCATCTGCATACGAGATGAAGCAGGTAAACTTGGAGATACTTTAGTCTTAGCCATTATTTCTTTTTTGTTAAGGGTTTGTCCATTACTTTAACAGCGCCTTTAACAGCACCTTTAACCGCTCCTTTAGCGGCTCCTTTAACTACAGGCTTAATAAAAGCGGCTGCTTTTTGCATTGGTTTTTTCATTTTAATTGTTTTTGGTTGTTATGAATTTTCACTATCTGATTTCTTGTAGTATTGAGTTCCTAATGTATTTTTCAAAGAAGCCAATCCTTGCAATCTACCACCTACACCCGCTACTGCTTTTTTTGTTCTACTTCTTTCTTTTCTTGCGTCGTCAAGTTTTTTTTGACGCTCATCAATAGCTGCTTTTCTTTCAGCAGATCTTTTGTTTATATCTGCCATTACAGTTTTGACATTGAATTCAGGAGTTGCAGCCAATGGAGTATCGGGGCGAGCAGCTTTTCTTTCTTCTTTTGTTGTTTTTTCAATTGCCATAGCTATTGTTGATTAGGGTCTTGTTGTGGCTGCGCAGGTGCATTCATAGTTTTAATCTGACTAATAGCAGCATCAGCAGTAGCTTGAAATTTATTAACAGGTCTCTGAGGTATTTGTCCTGAACTAACAGGCATCGGCTCAGGTGTAGCCGCTAATGGGGTATCGGGTCTTTGAACTTGCTGTTTCATTAGTATTTTATTTTTTGTCTTTTTAACAAGTCGTAATTTTTAGCTTCTTCAATTCCTTTTTTCATAATGCCTTCTTCTCTTTCTTTTTCAGCTCTTTTCCTAACCTTAGAAAATTTTTCCTGAATAGCAACATATTTTGGATCAGGTGTACTAGCCAACGGAGTATCGGGTCGTTTTTTTTCTTTTTTAGGCTGTATCATAATTTTAATGAATAACTTTGTAGCAAATATATAAAAAAAATTCAAATGAAATCAAATACAGATGATTACCTAAAATATTGGAGAGTCATAAGACAGTTCGTAAAAATTAAGTATGAACTAACTCAGTCTGACTTAGATATGCTATTATTCCTATACTCTGAAAAGTATTTTGGGAAAGATAAATTCGAGAAGTATGATACCCTTTTAGGGTGGGATGTAACTCGTTTCTTTAGACTTCAAAAACACGGTTGGATTGTGAAATTCAGAAATAGAGTAGGAAATAGAAAAGCATTATATCAATTGACAATCAAAACCACAAGAATGATTCAGTCGATATATAGAAAACTAAACGGGGAAGAAATCCCCGTTAGTCAATCGCAAAACAAAATGTTTGCTAAGAATGTATCATACACAGATAAAGTTTATCGTGATATGATAAAAGAAATGAATGCTGTTATAAAACAACAACGACATCGCGCTCCTGAATAATGGTGTATTGAACATCATTTATTAGCATCGTAAACCCGTGTGCTTTATCGTAGTAAATGTCATCATCTTTCTTGATGTGAGGAACATCCGTCCCTGCCTCAACTACTAAACCACGTTTGTAACGCATTTGATTAACATCGTCACCTGACAATATCAAGCCCGACTCTGTTTTTAATTCTTCATCAATGTTCTTGATGACAATGTATTTTCCTATTGGCTTCATAATTAATCGTTTAAAATTATCCAATCCTCAGCCAATGAGTCAGAACCACTTGGAGACCACATAGCAACATCTTCTTGTGCGGTTTTAAGCGCCCAATATGCCCTGTATGGAACAAGTTTTTCTCCCCAATATTCTTTAGCAATCCGCGTTTGCGCAGGATATGAGTTGGCCGGAACAATGTATGCAAACATACCTGACCCATTCCAACCTTTTCTTGCTACTTTTTTACCTTGTTTGGCAGCCTCAATTGCTTGCCCAAAATTTAAGCTTTCCATTTGATTAATTTTTAAAAGTTTACAGGTTCATAAGTTTTCTCAAAGATGTCCGGCTTACAAGGATAAAACTCTCCATCTATACCCTTGATAATCCAATCACCTTCTTTTGCAGTCATCACCCCCTCTAAAGTCTCTATGTATATCTTACCATCATTCAGATAGTTAATATCTATGTCTGCGTCTTTCAAGAATACTGATGTTAATTCATGTAACTCTTGAAGTGAGTTCATAGTGAATTTAACCGCTTCAATTACTACAGGTTTTTTTCTAAATTTCATTTTTTTAGTATTTAAAAGTTAAAACTTTAACCGCATTCATTTGTGCATTCAGAATTTCTCCTACTGCATGCTCATAAAGATAATCATAGAAGTCTGTTACCTCTTCTCTGTTATCATAATCTTGATAAATTAAGTCTGCTAATTCAGCACAAAGTTCTTTAACTCTGTTAACTTTTTCATCTCCTGATGGGTTAAATGTTATTCCAACTAATTTTTCCCCAAATGTTAATTCTTTTTCTTCCATTTTCATTTAATTTAATTTAATTTATTAGTTTAACGTATATTGGAGCTTTACCTCCAAGATAATGACCCTCGATTTGTATTGAGAAATGCTCAATAGCTTCATCTTCGTCCATATCATCCATCAATATCTCAATGATTTTATCTAAAGAATAGACCATCCTAAGGTCTGATGACAATCCAATTATAGCATCATCAAATCCCTCAACTTTTATAAGCCCCTCATCAGGGTATGCGTTTAGTATTCTATTTAGTATGCTCATATTTTCTTAGACTCATCTCTCCAATTTAACCAAAAGCCAATGGCAACAATTATGTTCATCCCCATTGACGCTATTATCTCACTCAAGTCTTGATACATGTTTACTGTCAGGTGCACATGCCCTACCACCCAAAATGGTATCGATAGGTTGCATGCCACCCATATAACAGTAAATTTTATGAACTCTTTAATTTTGAGTCTGCTCATAACTACGAGCCATTGTTACAATTGCGTTTGTACTTAGAATTGTTACCGCAACGGATATCGCATTTTGCAATGCAGAACGAGTAACTTTCAGCGGGTCAATAACACCCATCTTAATCAAGTCTCCCATCTGCCCTGTTTTCAAATTGTATCCTCGGCCCGGCTCCATCGGCTCATTGCTATAAACATCCTCAGGATTCAATCCCGCGTTTAATAGTATTTGAACGAAAGGAGCTTGCAATGCCTCAGTAATAATTTTCAAAGCCACCTCATGCTCAGGAGTTAGCGTAGGCTCAGTAATGAAACTCTCCTCAAGCAATGTCTTACCTGCGCCCGGTAGAATACCTTCCTCAAGTGCTGACCTTACTGCACACACAGCGTCATCAACCCTGTCGTACAATTCTTTCTGCTCTAAGTCTGTTTGTCCACCAACGAATATCACACCAATTCCACCTGTAAGTGAAGCAATTCTCTCAAGTAGGAAGTCCTTGTCCGCTTTTTTAGTTGCGTTCTTATGAGCCTCCCATAACTGAGTAACTCTTTCTTCAACAACATCACTCTTAGTACGGGCATCTGACTTTATGATCACAGTCTTGTCCTTGCTCACAATTACTTTTGCAGCATGACCCAAGTCCCCGAAGTTGATAATACTCAAATCATCCCCTGTCTTCTCGCTGAAATAAGTAGCACCAACACTAATGGCGATATCGTGCATCAACTCGTGTTGCTTGTATCCGAAACTTGGAGGAGCAACAGCACATATCTTCACACTACCTTTCATCACATTCGCTGCCAATGTATTTACTACATTCACATTACACGGAGAAATAATCAATAGCTTTTTACCTTCTGTAATAATTGGTTTAAGCACGTTCTCAATCTGAAGAATATTAGCAATCTCCATATCTGCAACCAAAACCATAACGTCTTCAAATACGCACTCATCTTTTTTCTGATCATTAATAAACATTGGACTCAAATAACCTCTGTCGAACTTCAACCCCATCGTGGTCTCAGCGTACGTCTCGTCAGTTTGGCTTCTCTCAACGGTCACAATCCCGTTCTTGCCCACATCTTTATAAACCTCAGCGATAATACGCCCAATCTCTTTATCGTTATTAGCCGATATTGACGCAACATCTGCCAACATCGAGCTCGTTACTCTCTTGCTTCTCTTCTTTAACCTATCCACCACCTTGTCGCTGATGTCCACCATCTTTCTCAATACCTCTGTTCGGTTGTGGTTTTCACTAATGTGTTTTAAACCACCCAAAACTAAAGCCTCTGTCAAGACAATAGCCGTGGTCGTTCCATCTCCTGCCGCGGTAGCGGTACGCTCAGCAGCTTCCTTCATCATTTTAACCGCAAGGTTCTCAACCGGGTCAAACAAATCAATTGATTTAGCAACAGTAACACCATCTTTAGTCACAGTAATACCATGAGTATGACTTGGCGACTCTATAAGCACAGTATTCCCTCCGGGACCCAATGTACTTTTTACAGATTGTGACATTTTTACAACACCACTAACTAATTTTTTCCTTCCTGCGTCTCCAAAGTGCAAATCTTTAGGAGAATAGCCTTGATTTTCTAACATTTGATTGAATTTTTAATTGTTATGCGCAAATATAGTACAAATAATTCTAATTAAGCCCAATATCAAAAAAGAAATGCGATAGCAAAACGATAATTATGTAGATAGTCAGTAAGATTATTAAGTTGTTGTTGTTGTTTTGATTGTTACTTAGTTCCATACCGAATGTCAATTTTTTTTCCCTATATAATATATATATATATTTCTTATATATACTTTTTTTTTGAATCTATTATTCTTTTTTTTTCGACATTTTCGACATAAAAGAAATAAAGTATTAATAATGAAGAAGTTACAAAAATCAAGTCGTCGCAAAAACAACAGAAAATATAACCGATTATGTCGATTTTAAATAAAAAAACCCACATAAAAATTATGCAGGTCTTTTTAATCGTGCAATTTTTTAACTACAACAATCTTCTTGCATGTCGGACAATGTCTCTCCCATATAAAAAGCAGCAGACATTGTAGAGATTTTCTCAGCTCTATGCATGGCTTTTTTCATTTGAGCAGCTTGTGCAATTCCGGTTTGTCCATCAGGTCGGTTGTTAATCAACATACCATCTTTTACAGTTAAACCACTATATGACCCGTTGGTCTTTTGTTGGTATATACTGTTCTTTAAGTTTAAAGGTTTTTTCATCTTATCGGGATTTAAAGTTAGACAAAGATAGCTTTTTTTATTATCAGATATAAAGGGGTATTGGGTATTATAGCGGTTTTACAGCGACAGGCCGGATCCGGAAACCGATGTTTTTTCGGGTGGGGGGGGTGCATTTTCGCCCATTTTCGCCCATTTTTTTGGCTTTTTGCCAAGCCCTACACGCGCACACACATACACACGCGCGCATCACACACGCACATCGCGACGCGCGACGCACACACGCGACGCACACACACCACGCGCACACAACGCACACGCTATATCCATATATCACAAAGAATCTAACTAACAAGCGTTAGTTAAAAACCTCGCGAAGCCCCGTAAATAGGGCATTGTCACCCTCCAAAATCTTTTACCCCTAATTCACTACATTTTTTACCGCCTGTAACTCGCTCATTTTCAGCACATTAGAAAATAATTTATATAAAAAACTAAATTTTAACATTTCCTTAACACTTTTGTATATCTTTTGTCTTAGATTTGTCTCGCTTTTGTAATCGAAACCGCCATATTTTGAGCAAATGCAACCTAAACCGCTGAGATTCAGCACAAATTTAAAACGTTATGAAAAATTCAAATTACAAAAACGAAGTATTGGTAGTTAATGCCGAATTTAAAATCGCGCTACGTTCAACCGGCAAAGCAATAAAGCTACTTATTGCGAGTGATTGCTTAAATGCAAAGCAAGTTAAATTTTTGCGCTCATTACAAGCCAAAGGCGCTGAGGCGAAATATACCAAATTTGATTCGTCCGTTCGTCGTACTAAGTCGGGACAAATTACACCATTTTACGTGTTACAAGCAATGTACAAAGCTTTAAAATAGTACAATTGGACGTTATGGTATATAGTGCGGTTCGATTCCGCACACGTCCCCAAATTTTTACGTTCATATTCTTATTGTGTTTTCGTTTTCCTTGCTTGTTTGTGTCGCGATTCAGCGAACGATACAGCTTTGTAAGTTAGGTATATATGCCTAACAAGTGAGCAACCAAGTAAAATGATAATTAAACCGAGCGAGTTAATTCCTCGAAAACTCATGTAATCCGCAAATTTTTTTTTGCGTCTTGATAGGTAACAATAAGGAACGATGTTCCTTGAAATATTGGCAAAACTTTTGTACTCGCTACCTTAAAAAAGTGGTGTGTGCATATATCGGGCTAAGTTCAGTTTTATAAGCCATAGGGATACGAGTGCGCTGCCACAGGTAGAGGTATCCTATTCATTCAGTAAAGGCGAAGATTTACTACACCCAAGAAATAGACCTTTGGGCGCAAAATATGTAGTTTATTGTATGAATTAACAAATCGGAAAGGTAAAGTATGCCTATATAGTAGGCACAAAAGATGGACAAACGTACCACCTCACATATAGTGGGGTGGAATTGTTATATAGCATAGTCATTGGAATGATTTATAGAGTTCGATTCTCTACTATGCACTAACTTTAAATTTAAACACAATGGACTATTCAATTTTCAAAAGTGAGTACTTGAATTTATGTGCTCGATTCGGTAGAGATACCAAGCGCAAGATTGCGAATGATTTAAAAAACGACGTGAAAGAATTGGAATACCAAATTGCATCGTTAGAGCCAAGATTAAACGTGAATCCGGTAGCGTATTTGTACGGGGAATTACATACCAATAGGTCACTAAGAAAGATTAAAACTGAATTACAATTTTCAAAACAATTATTAACTGAAATTTAAACACTATGAGAGATTTCGCAAACTTTATTGTCGGCTCAATTTGTATGCTGACCACCTACGACCACGTCCTATACACAGGCGTGGTTGTTTTATTAGTAATCAACTTTAAACAATTAATAAACCTAATCAAATGAAATCATTTCAAAAAACATTAGACGCAGTCATAACATTGACTTGCATATTCGTAATTGGTATTACACCATCACTATTAATAAGCACGGCCGTATCGTGCTTAACTGACGTAACAATGCTTGAGTGCACCACATCGAGTCCTTTTTGGATATCCTTTGTAGTTAGTGTATTCATTTCATCAATCTATTTAAACACAGAAAACTAAACACTATGGAATTATCAGAATTAAGATTGCTCTATGAATTGTTAGAAACAAAAGATAGAGTAAAGAGAGCAATTGCTTCTATCAACGAAGGCTATGTATCTATTGACGAATTCGACAACGGAGAGTACTTCCCGTATGACGGAATGTTTTATTCACAAGAACACTTTGATAGGGATGGCAATGGCAATCTTGTTAGTATAGAAGACTCGTACTATTGCGAGCAAACAATGAAGCGTTGGCACGAAGATGATATAGTAACATGCTTCTTTGGTAGAGGTGAGAGGTATTGTCAAGAGCGTTGGGCGGCCAACAATCTAAGTCGCTACAATGGTGACTACTATGATGAGGACGCGCTTGACCACCACGACATTATACGCTGCGAAGATAATGACGAGTTAATGCACAGGGATGACGCATACTACCACGATAATGATGGCTGCTACTACTCAGAACCACAAGAAACTTACACTAGAGGTTATCACGATGGCTCGTACAAGACCGTATACTTTGACGGCAAGTCCAAGTATAAGATTGGTTATGAGATTGAGAAGGAAGATACCTCAGTACTAGATAGCATTGACATTGATGAGTTTGAGAGTGAGACAGACCACGTATGGAGGAAAGAGAGAGATGGCAGCTTAGATAGTGACTCCGGATATGAGTTAATCAGTCCAACTTTTGAGTTAGATATTGACAAAATCTTTGACCACATTGAGCGCAACGATACCTTAGTGCAGCACATCAATGCTGACATATCAACCCGATGTGGTGGGCATATACACTTATCACACAATGACCTAACAGGTTATGAGTTGTTCGATAAGATTAAAGGTTACACACCATTGCTATACGCCTTGTACTATGGTAGAGTAGATAAGAACTACTGCAAAGGTAAGAACAATGAGGATCTCAAGAATCAAAACGAGAAGTATCAAGCTATCAAGATACACGGCAATCGTATTGAGTTTCGTATCATCAGCGCAGTACCTAACGTAAAGACACTCAAGTGGCGTACTAAGTTGTTGATGATGATTATCCAACACCCTACTAACGATGTTATCCGAGCGTACTACAACGTGGATACCAAGTTCACTAAGTTACTCAAGCAAACGTACTCAGACGATAGATTGATTGAGTTAAAAGAAAGATTCGTTAAGTTCACTAAACAATTCGAAGGATTAGATATTAAATAACAATTAAAAATTAAACATTATGTGCATCGCAATTTTAAACACAAAGAAAGCAGGTCGATTACCTAAACAACAAATCAAAAACTCTTGGGACAACAACAACATGGGCGGCGGTCTACTATGGACTAAGGACGGCAACCTAAGTGTATTCAAGTCATACGATTACTTTGACTTCTTAGATAAGTATAACGAGTTACGAGATGACAATTCTATTGGCAATATCGTACTACACTTTAGGATAGCAACGAGCGGTTACAATGGAGAGCATAACCTACATCCCTTCTTAGTCAATAAGAACTTAGGGTTTGTTCACAACGGTGTTATTAGTGGATTAGGTAACAAAAGTTTCTCAGATACCTATCAGTTCAACGACATACTCAAGAAGTTCAAGCATAACTTTATTACCTGTGATACCACCAAGTATTTCATATCTGAGTACATCGGGCATAGCAAGTTAGTATTCTTAGATAGCAAGGATAGGTACACGATTATCAACGAGGAGTTAGGTAAGTGGACTGATAGCAATTGGTACTCAAACGATTCATACAAACATTACAATGAATATGTGTACTACGGCAACAAGAAGGTAGCCAAGACTACTGCTACTACACCCACGACTACCATATCAAATTCATGGGATGACTTAGATGATTGGGACTATGACTACACTAAGGATACAATCAAGAGAGATGATTCATTCGAACAAATGTACGACGAGTGGGATATGTATGAATACCTGTGCGATGTTTACGGACTCGACCCTAACGACGACGACGCATACAAAGAAATAGAAATGTATATGTCACTTAATAACTGCGTAGATATTGTTGAGTTGTACGGAATAATAAGTGGTCGAACTATCATGGACTAATTTTATGAAGCCGGAA